AGTGATATACTTTTCAGGTGTATCTACTATGGTGTTGATTACTCTCTGTTGTCCAATGTGTGGATTGAATCCAGTTACATTCATTAAATATCTGTTATGTCTAAGTCTTTTATATGGTCTTGTATTCTTTTATCTGAATCAATTGGTGGTCCGAAACTAAACTTAAGTTCTTTAAAGATATCAGTACCATCTGCACCTGTTACCTCAGTTCTGGCTAACGCAGGTACGAAACGTTCAGATAACTTAATGATTAGGTCCATAGCTTTAGCAGGATCTTCTGATGCGATCTGAGATAACCATCTCTCCATATTAGGTAGATTGTTTTCTACTAATAGAGCGAAGGCTTCTTTCATTATCTTGGTTGATTTGTTTGGTCCAGTTCTACCCTTTCTCTGGATATTAGGGTCGTTTTTAATGAATGGCATCTTGGTCTTTGTCTTTTTTAATGGTTTTCTTGTTTATCTTTTTAAGATCACGTATAGCATCTTCAATACCTTGTTGAGTGGTAGCTCTGATTGTATACTCTATCTTATTGATTGTTACTGTTACTTTTATCATAATGGTATATTATATTATTTTTAGCGGTAGTTACGCAGCGACCACATTTAGTTGGTCTAGTTGGTGTGTTAGTTACATCACTAACTATCTCGAATATCATTTGATACTCTTCTTCTGTTAATCTTCTGCTTGTGGTAAAGATTAGCATGTTATCTTTTACCCATTGTTTATGTTGTTCTTGCATATTCTAAATATATTTATACAGTATGTTGGCGGTAACTGCGCTCATCGCTGCGTAGATGATCCCTATCAAACCGAATTGAACCATGAATGGTATTATACTAATCCAGTACGAGAGACACATGTCACACTTAAAAGGTTTGTTAGGTAGATGATCCTCTTTATCTAAGGTTACCATTAAATCTGATGCTAGATATCCTAAGCATGCAAATCCTATTATCTGTAATATTATATCACTCATATCTTATGTTGTTATTTTCTAGGGTTAATCTTATGTAATCCTTTGCTTCATCTACTGCTTTCGCTATAGTAGTTCTAGGAATCTTTGTTTGTCTTGCGAGTTCTGAGAAGTTTGGTTCTTTAATCCACATTTCCATTAGTGTAGCACGAAACCATTTCTCAATTGATTCTGCCTTCATATCTTCCAGAACTCCACAGATAGCTTCTGTCGCACTATCTTGGTCGTGGTCATATATATTACTATCTACTCTATTATCGTGTGATGGGGTTAAACTGTGCACTCTACCCTTTTGGCGATATAATGTATGATACTGACTAGTACTTGAGTTAAAACTACGCCACATAATACCAGATAAGAAAGACATACCCTTTCCACTATCTACTAATTCTTGTGCACGTTCATGTGTCATAAATTGTTCAATAGCAAAATGTGCTACGTCTTCAGATTCTAGACTACCTTTACATATCTTCTTTGACATCAGGATTATCTCTTCGTATTGATCACTTAAAAACTTATTCAAATCTGTCTAGTATATCTTTTAGTACTGCACATCTTTCGAAGTTCTCCTCATCCTCATAATATATCATATCCATTTTTATCTCTTCTATTGCGATTTCAAATTCCATATCATTACGGTCATAGTAATATCCAAAGATTATTTCTTGTATCAGTTCTTTAGCTTCATCTTTTTCTAATAAATAACCATCAAGTACCAAGTCTTTAAGCTTTTGTCTTCTCATTATCTATCTGCCTTTCTTATGTAACGTAGAGCTTCTCTATCAATATGGAATTCTTTAATACCAAATGTGTTTCTATCACAAGCATTCTTTGGATCTTCTCCAGTTATTAAATTTTGGTTAAGACATCCTAAGAGGTACATCCATATAAACTTCTGTCTAGTCTGAGTTAACTCCCTTTCGAACATAAGTCTTTTTTTGAAAGGTTCAAGTTCTTTTATCCTAAAGCATACTACTTGATCATATAGATGTCCAATTTCTATGTTATCCTCTATTTCAGGAAACTCTCTTAACCAATCTAAAAGACCATGAGCTCGTTTATTAACCATTCTAACTACATCATCTATGTGTATAGTATAAGTAATATCATATCCATTCTGTCTACACATACGTTCAGTGAATGCTACAAAGGTTAATACTCCTTCATCCTTTATTGTTTTAGCCCATGTTGGTACCTCTAATATCATCTTGTTTGTTTAGTTATTTATCTTAATTTCTTAGATTAGTATCTTCTATCACAAGACGATCACACATTTCCCATATTCTATCTTTAACTCTAATACCGTACTTTTCAATCATTGCTTTTTCACCTAAGTTAGTAGTAAAGATAAGTTTAATCTTTTGATCTGACATTTGATTAATATCATAAATTCTTTGTACTACATATGCAATTGGGTCTAGGCCATTACCGAAATGTTTAACGTCATCTTCTAAACCTAAATCATCTATAATAACGGTTTTATCTTGATATTCTATTTGGTTTTGTATCAATGCTTTAACTGCTTCTAATCCATTTGCTTGGAATTCCATAGCAAGTACTGATGCACTAACCATTCTTGGTTTTCTAATTAGAGTAGTCTTACCTACACCTGGTGATCCTATTAATATCGATCCATTTTTAGATTTCTGTAACCATTCTTTGGTTTCTTCTCTGTTTAATTTAACTGATGTTGTCATAATCTTGTATAAATGTTTTTGTGTTAGTTATATTTTTATTTACTTGTTTTGTTTCTTCAGCTTTAAGCCAGTCTTCCGACCAACATTCTTCTGTAATATAGTTTTGTAAGTTCTTTACGTAAGTACCTGCTACAGTTAAATATCGTTTAAGGTTGATAGCTGCAAGCTTTGCTTGTTCAATATCCAAGGTTTTAAACTTCTTTAAACCATGTTGACGATTACCTATTCTATTCTTAGGATACATGTCTACTATTTTAAAAAAGATCTTACCTTTGATATCATCAGTCGTATCGACTAAATTAGTGTTATTGTCAATTGTTTCTGTTAATGTTAATTCTTGGTGTTTCTTGTCAACTTTCTCAACCTTTAAAGGTTCAGTTTCTGCATCTTTATAGGTTGAGTTAAAGAACTTATATAGATTGTCTTCACATATACCATAATGATACTTAGGTGGTATACCAGATCTTTTAGCAGTTATGAATCCTTTATCAACTAATACTTTAGTAGCTTTCCTTATCTGATGTTCTGATAATGGTAAATCTTTAACTAGTCTAGATTGTTGTTGATAAAATGGTTTTCCTTGTTTAAAAAAGGAATCTGCTAAATCTACTAAATGTTGTAGTAGTATTGTTTCGTGCAAACCTATTGACATAGCTAATTCTTTATTAACTATCCAATAAGCTTGCGATCCTATTAATTGTTTTAGATTCATTATGATTTAACTTGATTTAATGAGATCATCTCGTCTCTTGTTAAGTGTTTTTGTAACCACAGGTATATCGTACTATGGTGCTTTTCTAAAGTATCACCAATGTCTACGAGTTTCATTCCTGAGCGTCTTAACTCTACAGCTTGTAGTTCTTTTACTAATCTAATTTGTGTAATATCATTTGTACGATCTAAATGTATTTGACGACTAGTTTCTCTATCTTCATACCATTGTTCTAATTCATCAGGAGTCATATCTTTTTTAAGTGCTATCGCAGCATTGATATTATCAGCGTGAGTTGCCCATCTTAGATTACTAATATGATTGTTTAGTTTGTTCATATCTATGTGATCAATAGTATCTTCACCTTCTAATGGTGGTGGTAAGAATGCCCATGCTACTAGCTTATGTACATACTTTTCAGGTGCATCATTAGTACTAATCGCAAGATAACGACTTCCTCTGTGTCCACCTGTTAAAAAGGTATTAATTGATCTCTCTTTATCATTATGACCATGTGTCATTTTAATTTTACCATGATTTGATACCCACCATAAATTTGATTTAGGATGTTTACCTCTCATGAAACTTTTTGTGTGGAATAATACCCACTCTTCTTGTGTGTTTGCCATTTTAAATTGTTTTTATTTGTTAATGTATACTTGTTATACTAGATATTTATCCTTTGTTTCAAGGGTTCTCGTCACTTTTACGCATTATATTAGGATATTATTATATTATATTGAAACAGTAGACTAGTTTGGGGTATAATGGATGTATCAACACTTAAACGTTCTAGTTTAATTATTTCCATTTGTATGTTGATACATGTTTTGTTATTATAATTTAAGCCAGAGTTTACTTGATCGTTTCCTCTGGCTTTTTTTGTTCACTAGAGAGCAAAAAAGAACCCCTACTAAAATGGCTTAAAGTAGGGGTTCGGCCTAAAAAATACATTAATAACCAATGACAGTCACTAATGAATTATATATCTAGCTTTATTATACTATTCTGATTTTCAATGCACCTGAAGTATGATAAACACCACCTAAAGGAATTCCACCAGTTGCTGCTGCAGTATCATCTGCGAAGTTAATAGTAGCGTAGTCTAACATTTGTAACTTTTTGATAGTTACAGTATCTACAGTTGATGCAGTAACTGAAGCACCTATTGCAATAGCTCCATTAGCACCACATACTGTATCAGTTCCAAGTGCAATTACACCTGTATATTGGAAATCACAATTTGCTAGTTTACCAATTGCAATATTTCCAGTATTACCTGCATATGATGAACGACCGATTGCGATACCATCACCAAGTCTAGCATGTGAACTAGTACCGATTGCGATTTCATCACCTGATTGTCCATAAGCACCTTTTCCAATTGCTATAGAGTTTGTCGCTTCTGAAAGTGCATTTGTTCCAATCGCTATACCATCTACTTGATTAGCATATACTGCCGCTTTGGCATTATCACCAAGTGCAATACCTCTAGTCATCAGCGCTGATGCGGGATTTGTTGTTAAAGTAGATGCAGAAATCATTGAGTCTGCTGCGGCGCCACTAACTAAACCAGCAGCTCCACCACCGATAGCAGTACCGTCTAATGCAAGTGATGTTCCATTCAATAATGAAATTACTCCTTCAGTTCCATCTGGTGATAATAATGTAATACCATTACCTCCTAATGGTGCTCCATCAGGTGCGACTACGTATAGTGCTCTAACGTGAGTTGTATCTCCGTCGACTGCAACTACTTGTCTACCCATTGAAACTGCTCCTGCATACTGAGTACCACTAGGTACACCTGCTTGTTGTCCAAACGCAACCGAACCATCCGCTCTTGCGTATGAGGTACGACCCCATGCACTTGCGTACGTCGCAGATGCTTCTGCGTATTGACCTATTGCAGCTGTTCCAGTAAAACCTGCGTATGCCTGGTCACCGATTGCTATAGATTCACCACCATTTGCGCTTGCTCCGTTTCCTAGGGCTATAGCTACATTTCCACCAGCTACTGGAGTAACAGTAGTTAATGCAGCAGCAGATACTAATGAATCTGTTCCTGTTCCATTAATTAAACCAGCATCTGGTAAACCTGTTACTGTGGCTCCAGTTAGGTCTAAGGTTCCAACAAATGATGCCGAAGTAGTTCCTAATTTTAGAGTAGATGCCGTACCTACACCATCTGTGATTTCTTTTTCGACAGCACCTATTGCGGCGTTGTCCGTTGTTTTAATCAGACCAGAATAAGTCTGATCTATTTGATTACCTGTTAATGTTGCCATAATTTATAATTTGTTTGTTTGTTTTTTAAGTTAATGACCATGTTCTTGCTTCTGATTCCCATACAACCGTATTCTCATTCCAAACAAATGCTGGTAATGGAATAGGTGCTTGTGATAATGCATACCACCATGTACCATTTTCAGGTTGGGTGATACCATAATAATTACAAAGTGCTATAGTCCAAGAACCATATAAAGGTTGGGTTATTCCAAAATTTATACAAAGTGCTTGTAACCAACTAGAATTAACTGGTTGTGTAACACCTAAGAATTCACAATAAGCCTGTAACCAGTTACCATTTACTGGTAAAATAACAGCTCCTGCAGTTTGATTAAATACGTATGTTTGTTGTACTGATTGCATATTTATGATTTTAATTTAGCGATCGCATCTATAGCTCCCTGTGTTCCGATATAAATACCGGCTATAATTACCCAATCAGAACTAGTTAAAGTCTGAGAGAAGAGTCCTAAAGACGCCACAACAAAGACCATAAGTTTTCTACTTACGTATCTATTTAGTATTGCATCTAGTCTCGCTTTCATCTGATAAGTATATTTTTAGTTTCTTAATATTATTTACTGTACTTTTAGTTACAGCTGCTACAGTCGGGGTCGCAGTCTGTTCCACAGTCCGCATAGATCCATAAGTCATTTCGTCTTGGTATGTTTGTTTGTAATCCACTGAAATAAGGGTTTTGTCTGTTAGGTGTCATTCCATCATTAGGTGTTGCTACAGCATATAATGGGAACATCTGAGGATGATCTTGTAAATACTCTAACATTCTCTTATTATAAAACTCTGCAGTGTCTACCGCAGCGTCTCTAAGATACTTCATCTCTTCTAATGTGGTTGCCTGAGTTTCTTCAGAGGTACCATTTAAGATACCTTTTTCTACCATCTTGTACTTTAAATTAGGAAGCAACAAGTATAATGCATATTGAATTAAACATGGACCAACATAATCCTTAAGGAATGCTGATTCATTTACTGTTAAGTCATTTGCTACTACACCCTCTTTAAGTCTTCTATAAAAAGGTGTTCCTAAAGTATCTTGAATGTAAATATCTTGTGCTTGTAATATAGACGGAGTTAAGACATCAATACGAATATTGTTATCTAAACTTGTCCACTGTTTCATTCTTTGTTCTGAAACTAAAAGTACTGTTTCCATAATTATAATGATTCTATATTTGTTTGTGGCGCAGTATCAGTTATTTGTTCTTCATTAACCAACTTGTTAGGTTTGATTTTGATACCTACATTGAAACCAGCTAATCTTAACATATAACCAAATCCACTAATAATCTTCTTTCTCTTTGGTGTAATTACTGTACCTTCAAAGTGTGCGTAAGCAACTTTAATTTCTTCTGAGTTATTTGAGAATCCTGATGAATCTTTAATTCCCAACAAAAGCGGTGAAGTTATTCTGTGACTTGTGAGGATAACAGACGCAATGCGTTCTTCTAAAAGTATATAATAATCATCATTGGAATTATCAAGAGGTGTAACTTGCATTTCTTTACCAGGTTCAGAGAATGATAAAAAGAATCTGCCTGCCGCTTCGGGACCTGTGAAACTTTTTTCAATTTCTTTGTATACATCGCGTCTTTCTTCTGGACTTGGCACACCATTTCTAAATTGAATAAACATAGAAGGTGTGAGTGAATTTGCAATATTATTTGCATGAAAGCGACCAACTTGTGCATCTAATGAAATCGTATTCATAGCTGCAACATATGATGGTAATGGATAAACCTGATTACCTGGTGTGTAGTTATAGAAATAGAATATCTGAGACGCATTGTCACCTTTATTATCAGTTGGATCAAATGCTTTATATGTTTGATAAGGGTACTTTCTTAAGTTAGCCCAATCTGTTGAGTACATATACTCTTCAATTGTATCTTCTTCGTTTGGTTTACCTGATCTTACATTAGCAAATGGTAAGTGGTACATTTCTGCGATCTTTGTTCTTTCTTTATTCCATATTACATTGATAGCATAACCTTGATAGATTGTATAATCTAAAGATATTTTTTCAAATATTTCATCAACTGTTTCACCTTTTTGGTTAATATATTCGTCTCCGATGATTTCGATACCATCGCCGATAATACCAGCTGTAATGCTATCAACACAAGTATGGTGCATTGCGCTAGTGTCATACAGTTCTATTAATGATTGTGGGAATAGGTTTAAGTTACCATAGTACATGTATTCCTTGCCACGTACTTCTTTGATATTTGGTAATTCTACTGCTTGGAACTGTGCTCCGTTAACTGCGTAAATTCCTTCGGGTGTTGATCTCATATTTTTATATTTTAATAATTTGGTCTATAGAATACTTCAGCTACTCTTTCTTCTGTTTCTGGAGTGCTTGTGTAGTTAGTTGTTCCTAAACCTCCGCCCGGTTCTGTTATTATCTTAACAAGACCAGCTTCTATAGTAACTAGATTTTGTTCTAGCCTCCAGTTATATACTCCGTTTTTGTGGGCGTCACCAAAACCAGTAGGGAATGTAATCTCTAATGTAGAGTATCTAGCGTTAGTCTCAATAAGAGTTGCTGCCATTATAATAGGTTGATGTGAATACTGTGAAGTTAACACGAAATCATATAAACCAGCCAATTGAGGTTGATTGATACTAATTTCTTGTGTTAATTGTGTTTCTGGTACTAATATTGTCATAAACTAATCTATATTAAGTTGTATACATATAAATATAAAAACATAGTAAATTGACATGGAATATAAATTTGAACGAATAGAATACGGTAAATTTAAAAACGATGAATGGGAAACTCTTAATGGTTTAGAATCTGCTAAAAGAACATTAGACAGAATAAAGACTGAAATTAATTGGAGTGGATTCTCTCTATGGGTACATGGGAGTATTCTGAGTGATGTTGATACTTATGATATAGATATGACTATTATGGGTCCAATGCAAATCTATAAGATACAAGAACTGTTGGAGGAGTGTACCCGTATTGGATTTGAAGAGAAACAATTAGTAGATGTAAAATATAGTATCTCTAATGAGTTATATGATCCTGTAAATGATTCACCTAAAACTCTGATATTTGCAAGATATAAAGGTTTAATAGTAGTTAATGATATACCATACGTATTTGGTAAACTAGTACATAATCTATTCTTAAAAGAACAGAAGTTTCCAATGTCTAAAACTCTAAATGCAATGGAAGAGGGTAGAGTCTATAAGTCACCACTTCAGGTTATATAAAAAAAGGACCACATTTCTGTAGTCCTTTCTTATTTTTAATGTTTAAAGATTATGCTTCTACTATTGTAGAAGTAACTGTATACATTGGGCTTGCTTCTAAGCCACCTAATACTATTTCATATCCGTTTCTATCTCCGTATGCAGCCGAACTTGTTGCAGAACCTGATACCATAAAGGCACCTTTTTCTACACCTATAGACCAGTAGTTTCCATTACCATCTTTAGCAACTACAACCATGGTAGTAGCTTGAGCCATTAATAACAATTGATTTCTTTTAGCACTTTCCATCTTGTTAAAGACACAAGTTAATTGCTGATCAAAGAATAATGTACCATTTTCTTGAGATACTGTAGTAGTCTCAGTTATAGATGATGATTGTCTTGGAGTTTCGAATTTGAAAAAATCAGATGGTGTTAAAGCAGCACCACCTACAGTGATAGCGGTAATGTTACCTGCTGATTCTGTGATTGATTGAACAGGTCCATTCGCAATCCATATAGCTTCGATACCAGCGGTACCGTCGTTACATAAATCTAAAAAACCTGCTGTTAATGCTGAACAACTCATATTTATATTGATTTTTTTATTTGTTAAAAGACTGAGGACTTAGTGTCCTCAGTCTATAATTAATTTATATAGCTTATGCCATATCGTTAGTAGCGAACAAGTTCACTTCACCAACACCAACACCTAATCTCCATGCAGCTCTGAACTTCATTACGTCAGCAGCTTCGTCATAGAAGAATCTAAATGTATCTAACTCATCAGTTAAACCTGTTGCAGCGATAATCATTTTACCTGGTCCAGCGAATTTGTAATCAGAA